GTTTGCTGAGGGTGTCACCAAGTGGATAGCTCACAACGGTATTGGCTTTGATGTACCAGTTGTTGAGAAGCTATGGGGCTACAAGATCCCACTGTCCAAGCAGGTTGACACCCTCGTACTGTCTCGTATGTTTGACCCTAACCGTAAGGGTGGACACAGGCTGATGGACTGGGGCAAGCACCTTGGTGAGTACAAGGGTGAGTTCGATGACTGGTCACAGTACTCAGATGAGATGAAGGATTACTGCAAGCAGGATGTTAAGGTCACTGAGTTGGTGTACCTCCAGCTGATGAGAGAAGGCAAGAAGTTCAGCCAGTCAAGTATCAACTTGGAGTATCAAGTACACCAGATAATGTGTCAACAACAGGCTGATGGATTTGAACTTGACACTGATTTAGCTGAAGAAATCTATACTGTGTGCCTTCGAGAGACTAACCGCATTGAGACAGAGATCAAAGAGTTCATGGTTCCTATTGCTGTCAAGGTCAAGGATGTGGTACTCAAGTACAAGAAGGACAATAGCATCTGGGCTAATCAACTGATGGATGGTTGCAATGTACAGGGTGACTACACTAAGATTATGTGGGAGGAGTTCAACCTTGCATCACCTACTCAGATCAACAAACGTCTTGACACACTGGGTTGGAAACCTACAGTCAAAACAAAAGGTGGGGATAGTTATAAAATTTGCCCAGAAAATTTAGCAACCATACCTGACACTGCACCTCAGGCAGTCAAAGGCCTCAAGGCATGGAAGGTCTTGGAGACACGTTGGAAGCTGGCTAAGGAGTGGTTAGATGGTTCACAACAGACGGGTAGGGTACACGGTAGGGTCATTACTCCCGGTGCTGTGACACACAGGGCTGCACACCGTGGCCCTAACATGGCTAACATTCCCTCTGTACCTCACGGTAAGGATGGGATACTGTGGAAGATGGATGGCATGTACGCAGCTGAGTGTCGTCAGGTATTCAAGGTACCTGAGGGTAAGCTACTGGTTGGTACGGATGCAGCAGGGATTCAGCTACGGGTCTTAGCTCACTACATGAATGACCCAGTGTACACTGAGCAGGTCATTGATGGGGACATCCACACGTTTAACATGAATGCTTTGGGTAGGCACTGTAAGGACAGACCAACAGCTAAGACATTCATCTACGCCTTCCTGCTAGGGGCTGGTGTAGGGAAGATCGCAGAGATCCTTGGGTGCAATGGAGCACAGGCAAACAAGGCTATGCAGAACTTCTATGAGGCACTGCCATCACTCAAACGATTGAAGAGTGAGGCATCACGTGCTGCTGGTATGGGGTGGATGAAAGGTCTTGACGGACGCATCCTACAGATTGGCAGTGAACACCTTGCCCTCTCTGTTTATCTACAGGGTGGGGAGACAGTAATCATGCGCCTAGCTAATCTCTTCTGGCAACGTCAAGCCAAGAAGGAAGGGCTTAACTTCAAGCAGTGTGCATGGGTACATGACGAATGGCAGACAGAAGTGGATGCCAATCAAGCCGAAAGACTTGGAGAAATACAGGTACAATCTATCATAGATGCTGGTGCTTTCTTCAAGTTAAACTGCCCTATGGATGGTGAAGCAAAAATAGGTAACAACTGGTTAGAAACCCATTGACATGGTGATCTAGTCAGTGTATTATATTCAAACAGACTACAACGCCTAAGGAGAATTACATGGCTAAAGATAAAAAGATGGTACTCAAAGATGTAGAAGTTAGCTGGGCTAAAGTTCAGGAGCCAGCTACCAAGTACATGTCAGAGGAACTTGAGTACACTGTAGCAATCAAGATGAACGATCAACTCGAACGTCTCATGACTGACTACAAGATCAATAAGAAAGTCAAAGAAGGTAAAGATAGTACCTTTGATGGTGCTCGTTTCATTCAGATTGGTGTTGATCAGACTACAAAAAATGGTTGGACACGGCACGGTGAGGTGTACGACAAGGCTGGTAACCCAACACAGGCACTGCTTGGTAATGGCTCCAAGGTTAATATGTTTATCTCTATTGGTGACAGTAACTACGGTAACCTGATTAAGCTAGGTCACCTCGTTGACATGAACGCAGAGACAAAGGATATGTACTTTGACTTCTGTCAGATTGTTGAGTTAGTAGACTTTGAGCAGCCATCAGCTGTTATCAAGGCCAAGGCTACTGACGCAGCAGTCGAGGCAGCAGAGTTAGATGAGATGGAAATTGCATTCGAGTAAGGAGATAACATGACTGATCAACCTAAAGGTATTGATACCCTAATCGAAGATGTCTATGCTGTACTGACTGATGGTTACACATCGACAGAAAATAACGAGAAGGTTATTGATGCCTTTGGGGACAGTCTAAAAGACTTACTCCGTTCTCGTTTGATACCCCGTAAAGAGGGTGGCCCAACACTACGTCTATCAGCAATCGGTAAGCCTGCTCGTCAGCTATGGTATGACAGCAAGGGACACAGCCGTGAGACTATGACAGGTGATAAGCTACTCAAGTTTCTTTACGGGGACATCATCGAAGAGATACTTCTTACGTTAGCTAAACTTTCTGGTCACAGTGTGACAAATGAGCAACAGAAGGTAAAGGTTGCTGGCATCACAGGACATATGGACGCAGTGATTGATGGTCATGTAGTCGATGTGAAGTCAGCTTCTCCTTATGCCTTCAAGAAGTTTTCTCAGGCAACCCTAGCTGTTGATGATCCATTCGGATACATGCAGCAGATCTCTGCCTACAGTGAGGCTGTCCCTAACAATGAGGGTGTAGCTTTCTGGGCCATGAACAAGGTGGACGGTTCACTCGTACTGTACCAACCATCTGAAGACTTACTACCCGACACACAAGAACGTGTCACTGAATTGCTAGAGGCCTTAGCATCTGACACACCACCTGAACGGTGTTACGATGTTGAGTTCGATTACAAGACAGGCAACGAGAAGTTAGCTATTGGTTGTGTCTTCTGTGACTTCAAGAAGGAGTGCTGGAAAGATGCAAACGATGGTGCAGGTCTCAGAGGGTACAAGTATGCAGCTATGCCGTTCCCCTTATACCTTACCAAAGTGGTGAAGGAACCAAGGGTTGCGGAGATAGACATTGCCTAGGCAGCTGACCACTAGACAAAAAGCAATCAAGGCTGGGTATAGATCTGGCCTTGAAGAAGACACAGCTAAGATGCTAAAGAAGAAGAAGATCAAGTACACCTATGAAGAAACCAAGATCAAGTGGGAAGACTTCAAGATCAGGACGTACACACCAGACTTCGTTCTTCACAACGGCATCATAATAGAAACCAAGGGCCGATTCACAGCAGCAGATAGACGTAAGCATCTGGAAATAAAGAAACAATATGGTAAGGAACATGACATAAGGTTCGTGTTTAGTAATAGCAGGGCCAAGTTGTACAAGGGTGCTAAGTCCACATACGGTGACTGGTGTACTAAGAACGGATTCCTTTACGCAGACAAGGAGATACCTGAGGAATGGTTAAATGAATAGGGACTTAGCTACTCGTATAGCTGATAGGTTTAGCATAGAGGACATAGCAGATGCAGTAGGCATCACACCTCATATGTTTATTCAAACTTTTGCTGATGAAATACTTGACAACATCTCAGCCTTAGCAGATATTGATCAAGGGTTCGTAATACAGAAAGAGGAAGAAGAAGAATGATTACACAAGAAGACATAGATGCATTCAGCATTGTTAATGTATCACCAATGGAGTACTCGTACTGGGTAGAGGGTAAGATTACTACGAAAGGAGAGAAACGATTAGTTGAAAATACCCTTGGCTTAGTGGGTGAAGCTGGTGAAGTAGCTGAAAAGATTAAGAAATATATCCGTGATGATACAAAGGTAAGTCAGAAAGATATCATAAAAGAGTTAGGTGATGTTGTTTTCTATGCCACTGCCTTAGCCAATTACTTCTACAGTAATCTACCTGAGGTACTGGAGACTAACATGGACAAGCTAAACAGTAGAGCAAAACGTGGTGTGATTAAAGGATCAGGTGACAACAGATGAACAACAACCTACTACCGACAGACTACCAGACATTCATTGCTACCTCACGTTATGCCCGTTGGCTTGACAAAGAGGGACGTAGGGAGAACTGGGGTGAGACAGTATCCCGTTACATGGACAACGTAGTACGCCCTGTAGCTGGTGACAACACATACATTACTCAGATAGAGGAGGCTATACTAGACCTAGGTGTCATGCCATCTATGCGATCACTTATGACAGCAGGGCCAGCAGCTAGTCGTGACAACACATGCATGTACAACTGCTCATACCTACCCGTAGATGACCTTAAGGCCTTCGATGAGGCTATGTTCATTCTCCTTTGCGGTACGGGTGTGGGCTTCAGTGTAGAGAGGCAGTTCATCAGTAAGCTCCCAGAGGTGCCTCAACTCTTCGAGAGTGAGACGACTATCTTCGTCAAGGATAGCAAGGAGGGGTGGGCTAAGGCTCTTCGTCAAGTGATTGCACTCCTGTATAGTGGTGAGATTCCTAAGTGGGATGTGTCTAAAGTACGTCCAGCTGGTGCTCGTTTGAAGACATTTGGTGGTAGAGCATCAGGCCCAGCACCATTGATTGATCTGTTTAACTTTGCAGTTAACACATTCAAGAAGGCAGAGGGACGTAAGCTATCGTCTGTTGAGTGTCATGACCTTATGTGTAAGATTGGTGAGGTAGTAGTAGTTGGTGGTGTTCGCCGTAGTGCTATGATTTCATTGAGTAATCTTAGTGATGATCGTATGCGACATGCTAAGTCAGGTACATGGTGGGAGAACAACCCTCAACGTGCCTTGGCTAACAACTCTGTAAGCTACACTGAGAAGCCAGATGCTATGTCATTCATGCGTGAGTGGACAGCCTTGGTTGAGTCAGGGTCAGGTGAACGTGGTATCTTTAATCGTCAGGCCTCTAAGGTACAGGCGGCTAAGAATGGTAGACGTGATCCTAACTTTGAGTTCGGAACAAATCCTTGCAGTGAAATAATTTTACGTCCAAATCAGTTCTGCAACCTAACAGAAGTTGTGGTACGTGCAACAGATACGATTGATACCCTGATGCACAAGGTTAAGTTGGCTACCATCCTTGGTACGATCCAGTCTACCTACACTAAGATGCCCTACCTCCGTAAGATATGGGCCATCAACACAGAAGCTGAACGTCTGTTGGGTGTAAGCCTTACAGGTATTATGGATAACCCTCTCATGACTAGCAGCAATGCTGGCTTAGATAAGACATTGGATAAGTTACGTGAAGTCGCAGTTGAAACCAATGCTGAGTGGGCTGGCCTTCTCAATATCCCTGTGTCTACTGCTATTACTTGTGTTAAACCTTCAGGCACCGTATCACAACTCGTTAACTCAGCCTCTGGGGTACATGCCAGACACAATAACTATTACATACGAACCGTTCGAGGAGACAACAAAGACCCCTTGACACAGTTCATGATTGACCAAGGTATTCCTTCAGCACCTTGTGTCATGAAACCAGAACAGACTACCGTGTTTAGCTTCCCTATGAAGTCACCTGATGGTGCTGTCACTCGTAATGATACGACAGCTATCGAACAGTTGGAGACATGGTTGATGTACCAACGTCACTGGTGTGAGCATAAGCCATCCGTTACTATCTCCGTTAAGGATAGTGAGTGGGTAGAAGTTGGGGCCTTTGTTTATAAACACTTCGATGAGATGTCAGGTGTGTCTTTCTTGCCACACTCAGACCATACCTACCAGCAAGCACCTTACCAAGACTGTGGTAAATCAGAGTATAAGGAATTGCTGTCCCTAATGCCTAAAGCTATTAACTGGGCATCTCTTGCTGACTATGAGCAGGGGGACAATACATCTGGCAGTCAGACTATGGCTTGTTCAGGTGACAGTTGTGAAATCGTAGACTTAGTTTAAACATATAAAAGGAATAACCACATGATACATTCAGCATTCGTCTTCTTCGTAGTAGTCCTGTTCTCAATAGGTGTTGTAGAAGAAGTTGTAGTACCAACTGCCAATAAGGTAATTGATGTTGCAACTCCTGTAGTTGAGAAATCAATTGACTACGTTATGCCATCAACACCAACAGAGTAGGAGTTAGTATGTACACCATCATTACTCGTGAACAATGTAACTTCTGTGACTCAGCCAAGATCCTGATGAAAGGAGCAGGACAAGGCTACACAGAGTACAATGTACAGTCCTCTAGTTCTAAGTGGGTACTGACACTGCTCAAGCAAGCAGGCCGTAAGACAGTGCCACAAATCTTTTCATCTGATGGTACGTACATTGGAGGATACGCAGAGTTGAAGGCCTTGTTTGGTAAAGTAGAAGGAAGTTTGGAATGAGTGCAGTACGTAAGAAGTTTAGCAGAGCCTTGTATGAAGCCTACGATGCACCTGCTCGTGAGGCCTTAGTTAAACACCTTGAAGGTAAGGGACACACCATCGTTAACAACGAGGAGAACTACAATGTAGATGTAGTATCTCAGAAGGGTGGCTATACTTACTTCAATGAGGCAGAGGTTAAGACTGCATGGACAGCAGATTGGAATACATCTTGGAAGGAGATACGTTTACCTGAACGTAAGCAACGTCTGATAGACAAACATGCTGGTGTTAACGGTGTCTTAAATTTCTACATCTTCCGTCCTGACTTCAAGCAGGCATGGCGTATTAAAGATAACCAGCTTACTCAAGAGAGTTTAAAGACTGCCAAGGGTAGGTACATCACACACGGAGAGAAGTTCTTTCACATTCCTTATGTAGAGGCTGAGTTAATTAACCTATGAATAACATTGAACCCTTACAGAAACCGACACGTACTAGACGTAAAACGACATACAAGGGAGCAGACGCAAAGAAAACATCTGGGCTTGTACCTCGTACACCTAAACAGAAAGAGTTCATTGATGCACTATCTTCATCGAATCAAGTATTTGTTCTTGGCCCAGCTGGAACTGGTAAGACTTACGTTACGGCAACGTATGCATCAGATCTCTATGCTACTAAAGAGATTGACAAAATAGTAATCACTCGTCCTCATGTAGCTGTTGGTAAGGAGTTAGGGTTTCTGAAGGGTGACCTTCAAGAGAAGACAATGCCTTGGGCTTTACCTGTGCTAGACGTATTGGAGAAACATCTTGGAAAAGGAACAGTTGAAACAGGTATCAAGAATGGCAACATTGAGATGGCACCTCTTGCTCTTATGCGGGGCCGTAGCTTCGATAATGCCTTTATAATTGTTGATGAAGCACAGAACATTACTACTCATGAGCTTAAGATGCTGCTCACTAGGGTGGGTGAGGGTTCAACCATTGTCTTGAATGGTGACGTACAACAGTCAGACCTGAAAGGAGCAGATGGTCTGTCTAAGGTGATCCACTTAGCTAAGAAGCACATGCTGCCTGTCCCTATCATTGAGTTCGGTGTAGAAGATATTGTTCGCAGTGGCATCTGTGCTCAGTGGGTCAAGGTCTTCATGAAAGAAAACATTTAGTAAGCAAAAAGAAACCCCCTTGGATTGCTCCTTGGGGGTTACTCTCTTATCAATAGCCTGACTTCTTCTTCTTAGTCTTCTTGGCGGGATGTTTGTCACCCTTCATCAGCTTTCCGTTAGGCATGTAGTGATAGCCTGCTGGTGCCTTCTTCTTCTTTGTTTGTTTCTTAGCCATTACCATTTCACCTTGTTAGCCCAGTAGGCTGCTGACATCTTACCCTTAGCTATATTCTTAGCATGACGGGCCTTGAACGCTTTGTTCCTAGCAGACCCATCAGGACTACCACTCACCCCCTGTTGACCAAACCTAATCGTCTTGATCTTATCGCCTTCCTTAGCCACCACAACGTGTGACTTAGTGGCATGCTTAGGTGTAGCCTTAGGCTTGTTGTAACCTGACACACCAGCATTCTTCAGTCTTGCATCTTTCTCTTTAGCCATCACCATTTCCCTTGTTTCTTGCCGAGGTAATAAATGCCCACGCCGATGACACTAAGTCCTGATACCAGCACCAGAATACCCAGAGTCCACTCAATAATAGATCTCTGTATCTCAGCCTTACGGTACATAGTCTTCTGACGATCCTTGCGTACTTGAGCTTCGATAGCCAACAAATCCTCCCACGCAGGCTGACCAAAAGAGAATTGAATATACGTTTTAATCTCAGCACGTAACGCCTCCGCTTGTTTCTTCTTAGCAAAAATGTCCATAGCACTAGGGCCGGGACTTCCGAACAGTATGACATACCAAGGTGGATCTTCTTTTTGTTTGTGAGCAAAGTTAATATCTGACATAGCTGTAGCAAACTTAGATAAATCGTTTGATATACCAGCTATGTCCTTACCTAATTGTATGCCCTTCTTGATGGCTCCGACTGCTGCCTGTGCTGCTGCAAATGCTGTGAATGGATCAATCATGCGAACACCAATCTACTTGGACAGCTGTAAAAGGGGCTGACCCTATAAACTCTGTCATACCAACTACCATTTTTAGTTGATCCGCAGTCATAGTAACACATCTTTGCCAGCTGGTTTGTGCCATCAATCCATGCGTGACCCCACCCAACAAATACTAAAACACATAGCATTACCTAGGGTCTTTACTAGAAGCTGACTTCTCCATCATCACCCTGATAGACTTAATGTTCTCGTCTATACGAGCTAATGTAAGGGCCTGAGTTTGCACCACAGTCTCTAAGGTTTGAATACGTACATCATGCCTTACTATTTCTCTTGCATTGTTCTTAATGCTGTTGTCTAAAGAAGATACATACCAAACCAATGAGACGGTTTGTATGAAGATAGCTACAACAAAGGTCAGTGGTACTGACTTAGATAGGTGCCATTCTTGATCTTGATTCATTTTGTAAAGCCTGCCCCGAAATATAATCCAACAATTGCTGACACTATGTGAGTGTCTAATGGTGTAATGACAAAGCCTCTAGCTGATTGCCATTGTACTGTGCCATCTCCCCCGAATAACCAATTAAATAAACCTCCCTTTACTTCTGTGTAACCTACGATGACACTTACCTCAGGATACCACACAGCTACCGCCTTAGGTAGGACTATGATAGCAAACACAGCTGACAAGGCTATGATCCTACGTGTCCATGCAAAGTGTACGTCAGTCTTGCCATGTTCTCTGGCTTCCTGCATACCGCCGATCATCATCTTCTGTTGCTCAGCTTTGTTCTTAGTGTTCAAGCCCCACATGGACATGACCCCACCTAGTATGGTAGAGAAAAGCATAGTGATAAGTTCTAAGGGTAGTCCGAACATTACTTTCCCTCGTCTTCTAAGGCATCTGCTACAGCATCCATTCTTGGTATAATACCAGATCGTCCTCTTTGCCTAGCAGTTTTGTACTCGTCATTGTTTAAGAACTCAGCAGCTGCTTCCTCAAACTTACCTTGATTTATAAGTTTGATTGTTGCTGGACTCCCTGACATACCCCCACGAAACCAACTCTGAGCTATTTCTACTTTTAGGTCTGTAGAAAGACTATCAAAAGATGGGATAGCAGAACGAATAGCTGGAAGCCTGACGTTAATGTCTTGTAGAAGTAAGGCCTTAGCATCTTTCTTAGATATCGTTTGGTTGGGCTTAACGTCACTACCGTAGTGTCCGTAACCTATTGTTAAAAACTTCTCGCCTTTTGTAGCTAGATAAGCTTTACTTTCATATTGCTCCTCTGCTATTAAACGCTTAGTTAAGATATTCAGGAAAGGGTCAGCTTTTTCTTCCCTAGCCTCAGGACGTAAGGATGTCTCAGGAGCAGCTGTGTCAACAGGAGACTGCATAACCTGTAAGTCAGGGGCTACATCAGCCGCATCTAGCTCAGGTTCAAATATACGTTGATCCTCAGGTACTGTTGATTGGTAACCTGTACTATCTGGGTCTTCTGATACAGGTGAGGTGTCTGGTGTCGTTGCTACATCAAGGAGTTCAACAATTTCATCAAAGTCCCAGAAGTTAACTTTAGAAGGTGCTGCATCAGTGACTACTTCATCGTTGTCCCAAAAGTTAGCCATACCCCTATTGCCCCTTCTTAATTCTAACAGTAGGGTTAGTGCCAACCCTGTAATGAGCACCAACAGGAACCATTGTATATGCTTCTTCATTAGCAACTGTCCAAGGGTTTGCATAGGAACCTTGTGCTTCTACACCAGAACCACCAAAGCCCTCTTTTACTGTGCCATCTTGAGCAGTGTAGTACACACCTTTACCTAAACCAGCAACAGTTTCCAAAGAATTAGGTGTACCCCAAGCTATTTTAAGTGGATTCTCTTGTGTACCCATAGTGGTAGGGCCAGCCTCAGATGGATTAAGATCCTCTACAGCATTAGACCCAATGTCTACCTTAATCTTCTTAGCCATGTCCTTAAAGAACTTAAGTCTCTCAGGTATACCTGCTACTTTTGCGTACTGACCAGCCATACCCTTCCACAAGGCACTGTCTAGTACCTCTGTAGCTGCAAGGAACTGATCGTATGCCACACTATCTGGTTCGATCTCACCTGAACGAGCTAGTCGGCTCTTTAGAAGTGTACGAGCAGAGCCACCCTCTTTCCACATAGCTTCAAAACCCCCTTCGTTTTTGTAGTAATTAGCTGCAATAGCTTGAAGAGATTGGATATCACGACCTGTCCCTGTCAGTATATACTTACCAGTTGTTGAGTCAACACCGATACCGGGGATTGTTTGAGTAAGCCCAGCCGCAAGACCACCATAAACTGTCTGCTGATGCTCTAAAGCTAGTCCCATTGCAGTCCTTAGGTTAGCAGCCATGACTGCGCCATCACCACCCTGTGCCTCTAAAGCATTTAACTTGTTGATAGAAGCATTTGAAAACAAAGAGTTTATGTAACCTGTGGATGGTTGGGTATTCTTAGTCAAGCCATACGACAGAGACATTACACTGGTAGCAAAGGCGTTAGCAGTCTCAGGGTTTTTCAAGTCAGCTATAGGTAAGGACTCTATTGCTCCTTTGTGGAACATCATGTTCTTACCGTTAGTCCAATCGTCACTGCTGTCAAACTTTTCTGATACTTCTGGGCTAAAGAAACTATCACCGGGAGGAAGTGTCTTAATTGGTGGAGCATCTTTAACGGGCTGACCACTTGGGGTAATACCCATAAGTTCTAGGACAGCTGGATCAAAGTTGAGTGTCTTGTAGTCAACTTCTGCAACCTCATAGCCATCAGCAATAGCTATCTTTAATTCTTTTGTAGCCCCTGCTGCAATTTGAGCAGTAAGAGCAGGATCTTTTTGAGCTAATGCAGCAAGTACTGAACCACCTTTGTCCAAGGCTAGGGTAGCCATCATTCTTGTGGCTGCTTCTGTAGCATTAGCTGCATCGTAGCCCTGTAAGGCGGTAAACAAGTTATCAACAGAGGATAGACGAGAGTTCATTATCTCCCACTTCTCTAGGTTACCTGTACCTGTAGGTTTCTGGAATGCTGGCTGTGATTTAAGTACTAGGAAACCATCCCGTAGTCTTTGGAGGTTCTCTAGGCTGAAGTTCTGACCACCCTGCTCTACTTGTAGGGCCTTTGAAACAGCTGAGGTAAAACTGTCGAGTGTCCTGATGTTCTGATCAAAGCCTGAGGCCCAATCTAGGTTCCCTTGCATTATACCAGCACTGGCAGCTACTTGAAAGGCTGAGTATGTGTCTACTGCACGTTGAGCAGCCACTTGATCAGAGATTTCTTCTCCTTTAGCAGCAGCTTTATCTATCTCAGTCTTTATAAAGCCTTGTTGTATGGATAAGCCAGCTTGATTAAACTGTTCTATTTTTATGTCTACAACGGATGGTGTTTTCTGAGTTACAGCAAAGGCATCTGCCCCCAAGATCTGTACAGCCAAAGACTTTTCTTCTGCATTCATGCCCAACGTAGCTAATTCAATAGCAAAATTCTGAACCAAGTCATCCTTACTCATACCGTCAGATTGAGCTTGCTGGGCCTCCCGTAGTTTTGCCCTGATAGCTGCACGGTCTCTATCTGACTGAGTAGCAGTGGTTGGTGTTGGCATACCCCTTGCAAAGGAAGCTCCTACGTCAAGCAACCCACCTATTACACCAGCAGCAATGGAGGTATTTTGAACCTGTTGGACTGGTTGAGGTGAGGCAGCTGCACCCGATACATCTTGGTCTAGTGTGAAGGCCATTCTTTATTCTCCTTGAGCAGCTTGTGCTGTAATCTGTGAACCTGCTGACTGACCTCTTGCACGTTTAATCAAGTCTGCCATGGTATCTAACCTGACAATAGCACGGTATAACTTTGTTTGATTTTCTATAGAGAAGCCACCATCTTCTATTAAATTCATGGCATCGTTGTAGAGTTCTCCGCCTTCTTTTATCTTAGCAGGATCTCCTGTTTCAATCAAGGCTAAACCTTTAGATGCCCAACGATCAATGCGATTTCTAGCATCTTTAAACTTTGCATCTTCTTTGTAGGAGATATCTTTGGCATCGTAGTGGTTTAGAACCTTCATGGGTGTAGCACCACCAATTATTGAGGCTACAAAGGGTACGTTAACTTCTTCATCTGAGAATGTACCAGCTAAACTACGCCGTTTACTGCGGTATTCACCTGTCTCAATCAACTCAGCAACTTTAAAGTAGATGTCTGCTGACTTTATGTTACGCATCATAATTGTGAACTCTTCAGCAGCAACTTGATTGTGTCCACCAATGACAGCAGACAGAGCATTCTTAAGAGATGTGTAACCTTCTGTACCAATCTGAGCAGATGGGCCACCAAGTGTAGACCAAACAGGATCTTCAGCAAATAGTTCTGTGTACTGTTGTACTAAACCACCAAGAGGAGCAATACGAGTACCTAAGGATACGTCTGAACCTACACCTTGAGAAAGAACCCAGTCAAACAAACCGAACTTTACAGCATTTAAGGCATCTGTTGAGTTAGGATCTTCTGGATCAATGCCCATTGCTACCATAGCAGCTGTAACTTTGGGAGGGAAGCCCATACCACGAGTACCGAACATCACTGTGTTGGTAGCAAGCATACGTGCTCGTTCACCTTTAGTCAAGTCACGACCAATAAGGATGTTATCCAAGAAACGGTTGGTGTAAGACATCCACTGTGTAGCTAGACCAAGGATTGGACCTTCCTGATAGGCACCTTTCTGACCAGATGTCATACGGAAGGAGAGGACTTGCTCACGATTGGCTACATACTGTAACCCTTTCTCACTGAACACATCATCTGAGACTTTTCTTGCACCATGTTCAACAACAGCTGTAGCAGCGGATGCAATACGACCATAAAGCTCACCCATTTTAAATGGTGTAAGCCCCATCTCTAGCATTTCAGAGGCTACACCAGCATTCTTATTAAAGGCTGCTCCACTACGTTCCAAAACAGACGAACCGATAATGTCACGGCCTGATTCACGCATGTAACGTACTGTATCTTGCAACTCTTGCTTGGTCATACCAGCAAAACCGTTAGCATACATAGCATCAATGTCTTTGGCAGCAGATTTAGGTGTCTTCAACATCAGGTGTGCAATGATTGGGACAGCAGCAGTAGCTTTAGCACCAGCTTTAGGGGATATAGCCATGATCTGAGTAACGTGAGATGCGTTAAGCACCATCTGGTCAGGGTTTAGGAAGCCCATCTTTAGGTGGAAAGCAAATGCTCTGGCTCTACCAGCTGCACCACCAAGCCAATCTTCAGGTTTAGTCTTTAAACCTTTACCTAAACCAAACACACCTTCGTCGTAGATGCTTTGAGCAAACATAGAGTACAAAGTGTTCTCTTTATCTGCACGATCATGTAAACCTAGACGCCGTTTGATTACAGCTTGTTGATCCATCATGTCTGCGTCTACAGACTTAGAACCTTTACCGCCTTTGATGTTAGCTAGACGTACAAAGTCCTCAGGTTGTGACGGAATTACACCACTTTCAAACTCTACGTTACCTAATCTCTTAGCTTTTTGTACCCAACCATTGACAGCAGCCTGAGTTGCTTTATAATGAGTGTAACGGTAAGCGGTTGATTGGAACTGTTCTAGGATATTAGCAATAGGCTCTTGATTACCTACACGAGCACCACCGTATTCCAGAAGAGGTGTGTCTCCACGTTTACGAGATACTCGCATTGACTGGTACTCACCTACAGACATGCCCTGTCCTTCAACAATCTCAGCATCTACCTGTTGATCTCTACGTTTAACCTCAAACTTAGCAGTGAAGTCTTCTTTTTGTTTACCAGCTAGAAGTTTTAAGTCACCAAAGTTCTTGATTGAAGATGGGTTCCAAGAATTGTTAGCTGCAACTACAGCATTAACTCGTACCAAGTCATCACCAGAAATGTCTAGCTTAGAAATAGACTTGATACCTGTAGCTTTAAAGATAGGAGCCAATACATCTACAATGTTGTTCAATTCTTTGGCAGCTTTATCAGCTTCTTTAGCACTGAAAGAACCTAAGAGTGTACGGAAACCTTTTGCTGCTTTCTTACCACCAGCTAGAGTAGTCTGGTAGATTGAACCAATAAAGAAGTTAAGTGTTTCATTGTTACGTGAGCCACCTACATTGTATCCTAGTACATCTGACTTCTGTGGAACACGAGCATCAACAACATCCGTTACATACTCAAACATCTTGCCATCTGGTGTCTGATAAGGTTGATCTAGTTTGTAAACTACCCGTTCACCTACACGGGAACCTTGAATACGACCCTGCAACCTGCTGTACACTAGATCATCGTCAGCTACTTTGGTAATCACTCCAATACCGTCATAGCCTTGATCAATAGTCACACTCCAACCACCACGGTTAGCTACGTTCTTCAAGATCTCAGTAGCTTTAACATTCCATGAGGCATTGTTAAAGTCAGTCAAGGCCCGGTAAGCAGTAAGCTGTTTCTCAGTTGCCATCTTACCGTTTATTTGATAGAAGTCTGTAGCAAACTGCTCTGAGCTTGGAGCACCCCGTTGAGCAGCTAGGTTTGTATCTGTGTCACCAAGAGGTGTGTCACGGTAACGTGTCATAACCTTATTGACTTCAGCACCTTCAACCTTACTCAGTTTGTTAATGTCTTTAAAGGATTGATCAGCAATCTTACTTACCCTAGATACAATACCTTCAGCTGCATTGAGCATAAAGCCAATACGAGGGCCAACTGTAGTTTGTCCAGCGGAGAATAGACGGGCTGCTGCACGTTTTACGAAGCCATCATCTATTGTAACGTCTTCAATTTCTTTAGCTAAACGACTTGTGTCAATACGTTCTTGATACTCTAAGTACCATCCACGTTTGTTTTCTTTCAAGCCGTAACCTTGCTCTAAGTCATCAGCATTTCTACGTATTGGCTTGTAACGTGGGTCATTTCCTACTGCTTCTACTGCTTCCTTACGGGTAGCAAAGGCTGCACCATTCTCTGACTTACCAAGGACAGCAGAGTAGATATAGTTGTCTGAACCTTCTGCCCGTCTACGAGAAACCTTTACAAAAACATTAGTGGAGCTATCCATAAGGCGAGTAGCAACCTTCTGAGTAGCTTCCTGTAGGCTCTCTCTTGAGAAGGCTTTACCAGCAAAAGGCGATGACATGATTCGTGATATTTCATCAAACAACATAGAGGCTTTAGTGCCTTCGATTACTGTTGCTGCTTGAGGTACTGGTGTACTAGGGTTAGGATCTAAAGTAGTTGGGCCAGCTTTACCTGATACAGAGTTAGGAGCATTACCTGTGTTGATTTGAACGACTGTGGCCTTAGCACCAGCTACGTCACCTTTAGTTGCTGTAATAACTTCAGATGCTGAACGTGCTTTGAGTACACCAGCCACTGTCTCAGCTGTTGAGGCTGTACCAGTGATCAGTTTGCGACTACCTGCGGCTACTACACGACCTGCTACCTTGGTAATACCCATTGTAGCTACATCTGCTAGGGCTAACAGTTGGTTAAAACCAGCATTCTCATCTGTGCCGTAGTTATCTACTAGAACCTGTACATCCCTGAGGCTTTCATACTCACGAATGTTAAAGATACCTTTAGTTTCTGCATCATCTAGCTCTGCATCCCAGTAAGCATCGAACTCTTCTGGTTCCATAAGCAATGTATCTGCATACTCTTTAGATTTACCAGCATCCTTACGGATTAACATCTCAAACACACCAATAGTAAAGTCCCTAGCTGTGTTCAAAGTACCAGCAGCCAACCACTTGAATGTGGAAGGGTCATTCTTCTCAAGACGTTCAGCAATACGTTTGTTAATCAACTCATAGTTAGTCAGCATACGTAAAGTTTCTTGGTTAACTGTATCGTCATCAACCATCATAATA